AGACGCGCCAAATTGTTGAATCATACCGAGAGTACGAACCTAGGCGGTAATGACCTTTGTCTGGTTTCACCAGGCAATACGTCTTATCTCCAACAGTGCATGGCCGGCCAGCCTCGTTACGAGGTCTGGCTCGATCGAACGATCGAAGCTCATTCAGTTGGCCGCTTTCGGTATTACATTCCGTACTTTGACATGAGTAGCCCACTAGCACAAGGTATGCTAGGGGATGTGATGCGTCAGTTGACGCTTCACGGTGCTCGTGTCACTCCGTACAATGTCTACAAAGCAACTAAGTGGACATGGTTACTCGACTGGGTCTCTAATGCTGGACGCACGATAAGTGCCGTTCAGGATCAAGCCCTCGATAACATGGCCGCTACTTACCTCTATTTGTGCCACACTGAAACAAAGACCTACCGTTTTAGGCAGTATATGCCGTTTAACGCGAAGTCTGGTGGCCCAAAGACGTTTGAATGGAGTCGAGTAATCGACGTCAAACAACGTAAAGAGGCAGAGGCTCCTTTTGGATTCGGCCTGTCTTGGGAAGAATTAACTCCCAAGCAATTGTCACTACTAGCCGCCATAGGGATAACTCGTAGGTAGTGCAGTTTGACTGCGCTGTGCTACTTAGCTCCCTGTTTGTTCGAACACTGGCAACTAGTAAATCTTCCGTGATCCTTGAACAAGTACGATGTCTTGGACAAGCATCGGACCGGGCACGGGCTAACTGTCCATATACCTTATATGGAGGTCAACCACAATGTTTTCCGATCCACAATCGGTTACAGTCAATGCCGTAGCCAAATCGATGCCTCGCGTCGAAAACGACGGGAAGAAATCGGTTTATTCAATGGCGGATGGTACATTTAAACTTACCATCTCCCATCAACCTACCGGAAATCAACGAATTCGTTCGATGATCCGGCTCGACCAGAAGGCAGTTGTCCCAGACCCATTGACTGCTGTCAATGACTATGAGATACTGTCCTACTATGTCGTAGTCGACAGGCCCGAAGTGGGCTTTACGTCGGCTCAGGTAGGCTACGTCGTAGCCGGGCTTAATGCCTGGCTTGACAGCACGGCTGTGGGGAAAATCTTCGGACTTGAATCTTAATTGATTTCAAGTTTTCTCGAACCGAGTCCCTATAGACTCTGTTCACGTTTCACCTTTAAAGGAGATAACTATGAACAAAGTGATTCGTACTACCGAACTGATCGAAAAGATCAAATCGATGGTCGATCTTTCTCTAGAGGACTTAAGAGATTTTACTATCTCTGAACTTGAGACCTTGTGTCTCTCGTTCGGTCCGAGCGACCGGCAACGTATACTTTTGGCTCTGGAAGAGTCATTTGTATTCAGTGGTTATGCCACCTTCGTTTCAGAGACTGACCATAACTGGTTAGCCTCGATTGAAGTGAAGCATGACCTCAGACTTCGGCGAACTCTTGGAGTTCCCGATGCTGTTGTCCAAGAATCTGATTGGGAGTCTTCTCTTGAAGATGCCTTTCTCAGACTAAAGACGACCGCGAAAAACGGTCGTGCGTCGTAACGAAGTAACCCCAGAACACAGCTTATAACGTGTGTCCATTTGGTACCGATTGCTGGTGCCTGTGGAGGCACCAGTAGGAAGACTGCGTGGCTTGATAGTGACCCCCAGGAAACTGGAGACACTATGAAGAACAGGTTTAAATCTGTTCCAAGCAACGTAAGTGACTTCTTGAAGGTGGTAGAAGCTATCTATAAAGATGCTACTGCCAAGTGTACCGCTGACGTCTCTGATTTTCGCGATCTGAAAACGATTAGATCGCGGGTCATGAATCAAGGATTGTCATTTCTGACAATCACTTTGCCCCAATTTAGCAAGGACTTCGAAAGAAGTCTAGCGATTGGGTACATAGACTCAACATTCTTCCGAACTTTTAGGAAGAATGGGTCAATTCCTGCATTTCTGCAAGGTATGACCAGTCTGATTTTTGACCGTGAGACAGGAAGGATCATCAATGAACAGAATACTAAATATTCTCCCAGTGATCGCTCAACTCTTGTTGAATCTGTCAGACAGATATGTCTGGCGTTCAAAAAGGTTGAAATTGCCTGCACACCCGAAAGGGAACAGGCCGCGCTGGGTTCATTCATCGAAGTTGAGCATGCTTTCAACACGTTTTCGCTCTCAGACGAGGAATACGACGAATTTTGTCGCGTTTCTCGTGTCCTCTGGGACAATCCTATGGCTAATATTAGCCTTAATGATTGTAATCCAAAGCACGGTCCGGGAGCTACAGCCGACAGACGTGTGGGAAACCACAAGTATGTTTGGCTGAACTGGCATGATCGCCTCGAGTCTTACTTCCCCATCGTAGGGAACGGGTACCCGTTGGGTACCTTACCTGAAGATGTGGAGCTCGAGAACGTTACGATCGTTAGCCAAGACCAGGAACAACCTGTAAAGGTTACACCTGTTCCGAAAACATTGAAGGGACCAAGGATAATCGCTATAGAGCCTTGCTGCATGCAATTCGTGCAACAAGGAATTCGAGACGTGTTATATAACGTGCTCGAATCGTACCCTCTTACAAAGAGTCACGTTAATTTTCGTGACCAGAAGAGGAACCAACGGCTGGCGATTAGAGCGTCGAGGTCAGGTCGATTAGCAACGATTGACTTGTCAGATGCGAGTGATCGAGTTCCTCGATCATTAGCACTCTACATGTTCCGTGCGAATCCTGATTTGATGGATTCTATCGATGCATGTCGTTCGACGCGGGCGGAAATGCCAGATGGTTCTATTGTTGAACCACTGCAAAAGTTCGCCTCCATGGGCAGTGCTCTGTGTTTCCCAGTCGAAGCCATGTATTTTTACACCTTGTGTGTAATGGCTCTGCTGAAAAGACACAACCTTCCTGTGAGCTACCGAAACTCTTTTAAAGTTTCGAGAGCTATTTACGTGTACGGTGACGATATTATCGTACCGTCCGCGGATGCGGTTTTTGTTCTCGATTACTTACAGCGATACAACTGTAAAGTAAACGCCGCTAAGTCCTTCTGGACTGGAAAGTTCAGAGAGAGCTGCGGTGTCGATGCATATGACGGTAGAGTGGTTTCACCCACTTATATCGGCACATTGCCTCCTGAGAACAAGCGTCAGGCCGAGCGGTTAATCTCATGGACGGCCACCGGTAACCTCTTTTACAAACGGGGTTATTGGCGGACCGCCCAACTTCTATTTAACTATGTAGAAGCGGTGATAGGGCCTTTGCCTTATCTATCTGAGACATCGCCTGGTTTAGGTCGTTACTCTTTCTTGGGTTACCGTACCGTCGAGAGATGGCAGGGTGACCGCGGTCGTATCAGACCGCTTAGTTTGGAGGAGCTTCAAAAAGGCTCTCCCAGACTTGTGCAGAAAGCTAGTTACCAGCGCTTTGAAGTAAAGGCGTGGGTACCTAGTCCTGTCTACCGAAAGGATAGATTGGAAGGTAACGCTGCTTTGAGTGCGAGTCTGTCGAGGTTGGCCGCAAAGCCTTCCTCGGATGTGGGTCCTAAGGGACTTCCATCAGATACAGATTCTCTCCACTTGGAGCGTTTCGCACTGCACGGCGCAGTAACACTAAAACGCCGTTGGGTCTCCGCTTAATAAACTGGGCGGATTTAAGAGACTAGATGTCTCGAGGGGGTTTAACGCAGTCATTTCTCCCTAGTGGAGTCATGGCAGGGCAAACCCCCCTCCC